CTGTAAACAGTACCTTTAATGGGGGGCGGGAGTTCACTCTCCTGTCCCCCTTAATACTTTAATGATATAATACAAACAAGGAGGATACAATGGAAAACAATAATTACAATCATCCGTTTTCAGCAGATAATGCAGAAGAGCAAGTACATGTCGAAGCCCCAGTGGTAGAGGCACCAGTAGAGCATGTAGCAGAGCCAGTAGCAGAGCCAGTCGTTGAAGCACCAGTAGTTGAGACACCAGTTGTCGAAGCACCTGCAGCAGAAGAACCAGTTCAAGCACTAGGGTTTACAGAAACAGGCGCTATTGGGTCAATGGCAGCAGACGGCGCTAAAGTAGAACCAAAGCCAGTAGCATTAAATCTTTCAGAAAAGGTAGCACTTCACTCAACAAAGAGCGTTCGTTGGGAAGAGGTTGGTGCAATTTCTAAGGGATACAATATTGTTACAAAGGCACAAGCAGAAAAGTGGCTAACTCGAAGCCATGTTCGCATCGCTTCACCTGAAGAAGTGCAGAAGGCTTTTGGATAATTAAAGATGGAGATATTGAGAGTTTCGCCATATGCAGATATACCTGTTAATTTTGTAATTCCTGCGGGGATAACAGATTCAGATATAACTGTCACTATAACAGATATGGCGGATCTTTCAGTATCAACATCTACATTTTCTGATTCTTCTTCTACAGAAGTTTTAGAAATTTCTTTGCCAGGAAAATACGATTCAACTTATAGAGTTGAGATTGTTGCAGACCTAGGAACATCAGATGAGCAGATTTTACAAGATGAGACATACGAAATATTTAGACCATATGTCGACCCATCAACAAAAGCAACAACTGCATCAGACATAGCAGGGTATGCATTAAATGAAGAAATCGCAAGAGCAATTATTGACTCAATAGTTCCAGATGGATTCTATTACAGAAAAAAGGTTTTAAATTTTACAGGAACTGGATCAGACTACCTACCTATCTGGGATGATGTAAAAAAGGTTTTGTCAGTATACGAAAACAACAAGTTGGTAGAGGACAGACAGTTCGAGGTAACACCAGACAGGACAGCAATTGTTGAAAAGTCTACAGACAATATTAATCGTGCAGAGTCTGCACCCCTGGTTTTGCCAGCAGCATCCTCAGACTCTTTAGACCCACAGTTTGTGTACAGAGGGTTTGGAATTACTTGGGACTACAGAATTACAGTAGAACATGGATATACAACCGTTCCATCTGACATAGTTAGAGCAACAGAGATGCTAATTCATGATTTAGAGTGTGGTAAGTTAGATTACTACAAGAGATTCATTTCTTCTTATAATACAGATCAATATAGAATTCAGTTTGATAAGGGTCTTTTCGAAGGAACAGGAAATATAATCGTAGACAAGATACTTTCTAAGTATGTTAAGTCTATTACAAAAATTGGGGTGTTGTAATGACGGTTTGTGAGACACCAGACTTTATGTTTCCTATGCAGGCATCTGTGTACCACCCGATCATCGAGCAAGGTCAGTATGGAGCAATAAAGAAGCAATGGGTTTTAGATAGAGTTTTTGCTTGCAGTTTTACCTCTGGAGGCTCTGCCTTTAAAGAAGAGGTAAAGCCAAATGTAAACATAACCCAGCACTCAGTCTTAGTTGGAAGAACAAAGTCTGATCTTAGAATTTCTTCTTTAGACAACAAGAATGCACTAACCAATATTTTAATTACAGACATTAAGGATCAAGAAGGAAATCTTATTTATATGGAGACTTCTGGACCAAGATCTGGAAGAGGAACTCTTTTTGAAATAGCGACATACGAACCATTCACTGGACCATTTGGAACTATTGAATCTTTTAATATTTTAATAAGAAGATCAGAAAATCAAACAGGTGATGTATGAGAGCGGTGTTTAGTTCTAGTCAGTTTAAGAAAGAGATGAACAATATTGTTGACTACTCTATTGGATTTTTAGAAGGTATACAAAAAGGAAAGAATGTGTTTTTAAAAACATTGGGAATGGAAACAGTAGAGTTGATGAAAAAGTTTATTGACTCAAACGCAAGAGTTAATCCAGACATGCTGCATCACATATATGAATGGAACCAAACAGGAAGCCCAAGCGCAAGACTATACGACATATCCTATACAACAAGCAACCTTGGCTTATCATTTAGATCATCATTTAGTCAGTCCGTATCAATTAAAAATGGATCAAGAACTCCATTTTATGATAAGGCTAGAATTATGGAAGAAGGAATTCCAGTTACAATTAGACCAAAGGTTGCACAGGTTTTAGCGTTTGAAGATAATGGCGAAACTATTTTTACACAAGGACCAGTAAGGGTAGACAATCCTGGAGGAACAGAAGTTCAGGGTGGATTTGAAAAGGTTTTTGACATGTTCTTTAATAGATATTTTTCTCAAGCATTTTTAAGAGTAAGCGGTGTTGCACAGTATCTTGAAAATCCTCAAGTATATAAAAAAGATATGCAGGCAGGTAAGAAGATGGGAAGAGCAAAAGGTGTTTCTACTGGATACCGATGGATTGCTAACGCAGGGGTTGTTGCATAATGGCTAACATTCATCATCCACCTACAATTATTAATAAGTACTTAGCAGCAAAACTAGATCCAAATTTTGGTGGAGAAGGAACTACATATTTTTTCCCAACTCTTCCAACGGAAATCGATGCCCTGACAGAAACATTTCCAGACAGTAACGAGGTTTTTGCTGTATATGATCGTATGTTTAAAATGAGAAGGATGCCATTCCCATACATCAAGTGTGAGCAGTTACTTTATTACTTTTACGCAGTGGGTCAAGACGCAACGACAAAGATGGTAATTACTCAGCAGCAGATAAGTGATCTTTTAGATAATGGCGATGACTCAGCAAAAGAGTTAAATGATTGGGCAGCACAAAATGCAAGACCTAGCAATGAGCCTATATCTCCAACAAGCCCTTCAGGTAGATATTGGGATGATGAGTCTAAACCTCTATTCTTTCATAACTTTAAAATATATCAACTAGAAGAAACCAGAGATATCGTAGACTTTGGCACAGCCCGTACTTATGCGGGGAATAAGATTATCATTGACTACGATTGGCACCCAGTAACTCCATAATAAAAAGGTGTTATAATTGAAACGAGGAAACAACCCCCTTTTAATAAAATGAAAGAGGTGAGAATATGGCATATAGCCGTGGTTCAAGTAGTAACATTATCGTGGGTGCAGCAGCACTTTTCACACATAATGCAGGCCCAATCGGACTAGACGAAGATGGAAAGATTACCGATGCTCAAGCAGCATTAGATTTACCATCATTCGCACAGTCAGCAACTTCTATAAAGGAAACATTGTCAAACGATAGCCTAACACCAGACTGGACAGAAGATTACACAAACATTGGATACACATCTAATGGTTTGGAACTTGCTTTTCAGCCAGATTTTGGTGAAGTAGCAGTAGATCAACTTCTCGACGTTGCTCGTTTGTTCAAGCAAGGTATGACAGTTAATCTAAATACTGCTTTTGCAGAGGCAACACTAGAAAATCTTCTAGTAGCAATTGCAGGAGATGATACAGATCTAGCAACAGCATCAGGCGCAACAACGCTCAAGATGTCTGCTGGAGATATTGGTGACGTTCCACTAGAGCGTGGCCTTGTAGCAGTAGGACCAGGATCTGGTTCTGCACTAACACCAAAGGAAAGAATTTATGTTGCATACCGTGCACTCTCAATTGAGAATGTTACAGTATCAGCAAAGCGTGATGAGGCTTCAATGTTTGAAGTATCATTCCGTCTTCTTCCAAATGATGACGCATCATACGGTAAGATCGTTGATCGTACACTATCAGCATAATACAACTTAATATATGAGAGGCTCAATCCTTCTGGATTGGGCCTTTCTGTTTGGTATACTTATATAATGGCAACAAGCGTTTACAACAAAAAGAAATTTAGTTTGGTGGATGGAACTGTGATTTCCGCTGCCCCACTTAAAATAAAATACCTTAGAGAATTTTTAGAAGAATTTGATACAATTAAAAAAGCAACCACGGACGATCAGTCAATATCTGTTTTGGTTAACTGTGCATTAATCTCAATGCAGCAATATGCTCCACACATTAAGACAGTCGATGAACTTGAGGACAATCTAGATCTCCCAACTATCTATGAGGTAATAGACATTGCAGCAGGGATTAAAATTAATGAAAAATCTGAAGATACTGTAAAATCGCAAGCAGTTGATAGTGGAGCATCCTGGGACACTCTAGATTTAGCAAAACTAGAAGCAGAGGCATTTCTTATTGGAATATGGAAAGACTACGAAGAACTAGAAAGTTCCTTGTCAATGGCAGAACTAACTGCAACAATTAAAATAAAAAGAGAGTTAGATTATAGCGACAAAAAGTTTGCTGCTGCAATGCAGGGGGTTGATTTAGATAAAAACTCAGGCAATCAAAATGCTTGGGAAGACATGAAAGCCAGGGTATTTAGTAAAGGTGCAGCAACAGATGGTAATGACATACTTGCATTACAAGGAAGAAATGCAGAAATGGCTGGATTTGGTATTGGGATGGGTCTTGACTACGAATCATATTAATAGTAAAAAATAAGCCTGTGCTATGGTATAATTGACTAAACCTTATAAGGAGGAATAAATGGCAACCGCCACTGAAGAAAAAACAGTAACTTTGATCGACGGAACAAAGATCAAGGTAAGACCACTAAAGATATCACTACTTCGTCCATTTATGAAGAAGTTTGAAGATATCGCAAAGGTAGCAGAAGATAATGAAAAGTCAATGGACTTGCTTATCGATTGCGTTCAAATCGCTATGAGACAATACAAGCCAGAATTGGCAGAAGACAAGGAAGCACTAGAAGAAAATCTAGACCTTCCAACAGTATACAAGATCGTCGAAGAGGCATCTGGAATTAGACTTTCAGACGCTTCACTACTTGGCAACCTTGTAAATAATTAAATAAAGAGGTGTTAATGGATGGCTGATGTTCAATCCAATATTAATGTAAATATTGATACGTCTGATGCTTTAGCAAGTCTAAAACTTCTGCAACGTCAAATATCAGCCTTCCATACACAGATGTCAAAGTCTGGTGCAGCAGCATCAGCAGTTTCAGCAAATCAAGCACAAAACTTGATGAACAGCATAAATGCTACTGGAAAATTCCAAGCATCAATGCGCTCAGTCAAGTCAAGCACAGAGTCTTTTACTGATGCACTAGAAAAAAATAAATTAACGTCACGAGAGTATTTTAGATATACTGGTGCAGCCACAAAAAGTTTCGGTAGATTATTTAAATCCGAATTTGAAACAATAAACAAAGTAGCCCGTGAACGTGTAAAAGATGTACAGACACAATATGTTAAGTTGGGCCGTGGCGCAAACGGAGCCATAGAGTCAATTGCTGTAAGACCTTTGGCGCTTGACATGAAAAACCTTGGCACACAAACAGCCATGGCAGCACAAAAGCAACAACTTTTAAACCAACTGCTTAAGCAGGGATCTACCAACCTTTTAAATTTTGGTAAAAATACTCAATGGGCTGGTCGCCAGTTAATGGTTGGTTTTACAATACCACTTGTAATGCTAGGAACTGCTGCAGGAAAAACTTTCATGGCAATGGAAGAGCAGGCAATTAGGTTTAAGCGTGTATATGGAGACATGTTTACGACTAAAGAGCAAACACAGGATATGGTTGATCAAATACAGACTTTGGCAAAAGAATATACAAAGTATGGCGTTGCAGTAGAAGAAACAATGAAAATGGCAGCAGACGCTGCAGCACAAGGTAAGATTGGAGCAGAACTAACTGCACAGGTTGCACAAGCAACAAGACTTGCCGTACTTGGCGGTGTAGAACAAGAGCAGGCACTTGAAACAACTATATCAATTACAAATGCTTTTGGTGTTGCTACAGAAGATTTAACTAAGAAAATTGACTTCCTAAACGCAGTGGAAAACCAAACTGTAGTATCTATTGAAGATTTAACAATAGCGATTCCAAAGGCTGGTCCAGTTGTTCAGCAACTTGGTGGAGATGTAGAAGATCTAGCCTTCTTCCTTACAGCAATGAAGGAGGGTGGCATTAACGCATCAGAAGGTGCTAACGCACTTAAGTCTGGTCTTGCGTCATTAATTAATCCATCTGAAAAAGCAGCAGGATTCCTTGCAGATCTTGGCATAAATATTAAGGGAATTGTAGAAGCAAATAAGGGCGATGTAAAGTCAACAGTTGTTGAATTCTCTAAAGCACTTGATACGTTAGACCCACTAAACCGTGCAAGAGCAATCGAGCAGTTGTTCGGCAAGTTCCAGTTCTCTCGTCTTTCAACACTGTTCCAAAATGTAACAGCAGAAGGAACACAGGCAGCAAGAGTTCTAGAACTTACAAAGAACACAACAGAAGAACTAGCAATTTTGTCTGAACGAGAATTAGGAAAGATTGAAGAAACAACAACATATAAGTTTAAAAAAGCAATTGAAGACCTAAAGGTAACTCTTGCTCCAGTTGGAGAGCAGTTCTTAAAAGCACTAACACCAATTGTTGAATTTGCTGCAAAGATACTAGATAAGTTTAATGATCTTGGGGACGGTAGCAAAAGGTTTATAACAATACTAACAGTAGCACTTGGAGCAATTGGACCAATTGCCCTTATGTCTTTTGGTTTGCTTGCTAATGGTATTGCAAATATAATTAAACTATTTGCAACCCTAAGAGGTGGATTTCAAAGAGCAGGATCTTCTACACAAATTCTTGGAGAGCAGACAAACTATTTAACTAAGGAACAACTTGAGGCATCTGCTGTAGCAGCATCTCTTGATCAGGTTCATCAAAGATTACGACAAACATTTACATCTGAAGCATCAGCAGTCGGAGCATTAGCATTAGCATATCAAAGAGCAATGGTGGCACAGAGAGCATTTGGTATGCCAGGTGCTGCACGTCCTGGAGTAGTTCCAAAGAAGTTTGCAGAGGGTGGAATTATATCTGGTCCTGGTGGCCCTAAGTCTGACTCAGTGCCAATCATGGCATCTAATGGAGAGGCAATAATTTCTGCAGAAATTGTTAAAAAGTATCCTGGACTTATTCAAGGACTAATTGCAGGAAACATCCCTGGATATAAGAACGCTGGAGTTGTAGGTTCAAAGTCTGTAAAGTTTGGCGGAAGCGACTATAGTCTTCCTGCAGGATCACAAACAATTAATGCAATTCAAGCAAAAATAGATGGAAGCATTGGAGTGGTCGATGACATAATCGCTCAGGCACTACAAAATCTTGCATCAGAAACCAAGATAAGCACAAAGATGTTTGTTAAAGAGGTTAGAAGAATTGCTCAAGAACAAGGAAGAAGAGTCGCAGACCTAGGAAAAGAGTTTGCATCTAAGTCTGAAAAAAGAGTAGGTGGGGGTGGCGCATATGCTGCACCTAAGTCTCTAGGAAGCCCTGCAGACCAACTAAGAAGAGAGCGTGGCGCAGTTGCAGCAGCAGCAGAAATGGCACCTGCAAGAGCATCAGCAAAAGCAATAAGAAGAACAATGGAGCAGTATGGCGCATCGCAGTCACAGATTGCCAATGCTACACAAATAGACAGATCTCACACTGTTGCCGTATCTAAAGAGCAAAAGGGAGTAAAGACAGGCGCAAAGACTGGAATGAAATCTCCAGCGTGGAACAGTGCAGTATGGACTCCACAAACTGGTGCAGAGAATAACTCTATTCTTGAAAGTCTTAAAAAGTCTGAAAGATATAGAAAGTTATATCAAGAGTACTTAGTAAAAACTGGAGCAACAGAGGCACAAATTACATCCATTATGGCAAATATAAATAATGGTGTTGCACTAACAGAAGAGCAGTTGTCGATTCAAGGCAAGGCCCTTAGACAGATTGCTGTTGACTCAAGAACAAATGCTGAGATTGAAAAAAGAACAAGCAAGAACTTTATAATGTATGCAGACGCAGTTGGCCAAGGAGCATTGGCAAGAGAAAAGGTTCTTGCAAGACAGCCTAAGCAATTGAGAGAATTGACAATAAGAAATCAAAAGGCTATTCAGGCTATTGCAGAAGAGTTGCCAAACGCAGCAGCACTAGCACTACAAACACAATCTCCATCACGAAAAATGCGTAAGGTAGGACAGGATGCAGGCGCTGGGCTAATTCTTGGAGCAAGAGAATATATTGACGATGCAAAAGCAACAGGGCAAGCACTTGGAGCAGCAACTGTTCAGGGATCACAGTCAAAGGCTGCAGCATCAAGAACAGCACTTTATGGCACGGGACCAATTGATGCTAATCAAAAGTCATTAAGAAGACAACTAGAAAGACAGCAAAAGAAAAGTGCTCTTGCACAAAAGTCAGGATACCCAGCATCAGTAATTACGTCTGGCGCAGCAGACTCCGCTAAAAATCAAACACCGTCTTCAAGAATGTCAACACTTTCTCAAAAGATAAAAGATAAAAGAGCGGAAAGAAAAAATTCAGGAACTGGAATGGGTGCAGGTGGCAAAATGATGGCTGCCTCTGGAGTCATGATGGGTGCTTCCATGATACCTGGTGCCGTAGGAGATGCTGCACAAAAACTTATGATGCCAATGATGGCTCTATCAATGATTATGCCATTATTGACAAGTGGTATAGGTATCGCAGTTGTTGCACTTGGCGCAATTGCTGGAGCAATATACTTCTTTAATCAAAGTATTAAGAAAGCAAGACAAGCGGGTATAGATCTTGCACAGTCTATGACAATGACATCTGAAAAACTTCAAAGCCTTTCAGAGATAACTGGAAAAGTTAGTGCAACAGAAGCAGCAGACAGAAAGCGTCAAAATACATTAACTGGAGCAAGCGGAGTACAGAGAAAGTTTGGTCAGAATGTTCTTGAAAGCGACTTTGGTAAAACACTTTTAGGAGATATCGAAAAGCAGGCAGCGTCTGGTCAGGGTATTCAGCAAATAGGAACAAACATTTCTAACAGTCTTGCATACGCAATTGTCCAGGGGATTATCACAACAGATCAAGCACGAAGCATATCTTCAGCACTTGGAGAAGAATTAAAGAGTTACGAAATACCAGCAATTGTAAGTGGAAAACTTACTACGCTTCTTGGTCCAAATGGTGAAAACCTCGCATCAGATCCGCTAAAGATTACTCTTGCAATTCAAAAAGAATCAATGGAAAGACAGTCAAACTTTTTTAAGGCTGCATTAGAACAGTCTGTTAGTACAACAACATTTACAAATGTTGGACAAGTTATAGGTGGAGGAATTCTTGCAGCAGCAGGAGGTCTAACTGCTGCCCTAACAGGATTTACTGGAATAGGCGCAGTAGCAGGCGTTGGAATGACAGCAGCAGGGGCCAACTCAGTTCGTGCTGGAATGTCTGATCAAAACAAGAGAACTCAGGTAAATGAAAAACTTGGATCAGCAGCAATTCAACTTGGACTAGAACAGGTAACCATGAATAATGGTCTAGTAGACTCTTTAAACAAACAGTATGACATCAAAGTTTCTATGGCAAAAACTGATAAAGAAATTCAAGGTATAGAAAGAGAAAGAGAAGCAGCACTAGTAAAACTTAATGCCAAAAATGCAGAAGCGTTAAATCTTCTTATTGCACAGAAGGATGCATTTGGCCCAGACGTATTTACAAATGCAATTAACGCATCAATTGATGCAATGTATAAAGAAGGACCAATGAAGGTTTTTGCAGAAGAGGCAAAGAAAGAACTTAAGGATATTGAAGATGAAGACTTTAGGGCAATGCTTCAACTTCAGTTTGCAAGTGGAGCGCTTGATCCTATAACTGTTACAAAGTTAGCAAACAATAAAGAAATACAAAGTAAATTTAAGATTTTAGTTGAAACTCAGGGTGCTGAAGATGCAAACGTAGTTATGCAACTTTTAATGAAGGCTGGAGTCTCAGATCAAAATATTCCAATCTTCATGGATATTCTAAATAAAGATCCAAAGAATTTTGATAAGAATATGAATGCTATATCCGTTCTCTCAAACATGCAACAAAAATATGGAATCACTGTTGATGTTAATGATGACGGTGCATCTCAGGTTAAAGAAGTTGTTGCTATAACTGAGAGACTAAAGGGTATAAAAGGCGAAGAACTAACAAAGCAAGCATTTCTTGATTTAGGAATAACTGGAGACATGACTTCCGACGAGTTTAATAAGTTATGGACAACTTTGGTAGGAACATCTAAGACAATTAATAAGAGCGTTGTTGTTGATTTTGTCGCTGCTGGAGACAAAAATGTCCTCTCTGCCTATCTTGCCTCAGAAGGAATTCCACAACTTAAGGGTCGTGGCGCAGCAAATCAAAAGAAAAGGCTTCAGAAAAAAGCAAACGCCTGGCTTGTTGGAAGACAAGGAAAGATTGTAGATGATGGCGGTACAACTGGAGGAGTCACTGGTGGTGGAGAAAAAGATAAGATAGACTCTTCTCCGCTAGATGATCTAGTAAAGAGACTAAGAGATGTAAGAAAAAATCAAATTAAGGTTACTGAAGGATGGATGGCATCATCTAAGACACTAAACAAACTGTTTGGTGGAAAAAAGACTATTGGAATATTCAGCGGTATTGAAAATGATATGAGAAAACTAGGAGCAGGAGAAGACCTAATTGATCTTATAACAGGCATGGATCCAGCAGAGTATGAAGCACAAAAAGATAAACTGTTTAACTTTGATGAAAATGGAAACATATCAGGACTAAAGGACACTGCTCAAAGTATACAGGATGCTTTGCAGTCAATTAAACTTGGAGAGTTTGTAAGCGATCAAGAAAAGATGGCCAAGCAAATTGGAAATCAGGTTACAGCATTAGGTAGACTAAAGGCAGCAGGAATTGACGGGTCTGTTGCTCTAGAAGCAGTAGCAGACGCAACCTTTGCAGCAGCGATTGCAAACAAAAATCTAGATGATAAGCAAATTAAAGATATTGCCGATGCCTGGAAGATAGCGACTGCAGAAAAAAGAAACTACCTTGCTCTTGAAGCATTACAGGCCGAAGAAACAATGCTAGATGACAATGTTGCACTTTTGCAAAGACTGACCGAAGTAATGGGTGTGTTTACAAAGGAGCAACTTAATGCAATCATGCAAAGCGAAAACCTTAAAAAAGCATTAATTAACTTGTCAAGTGTAAAACCAGGAACTGAAGGATACCAAAGGTTCTTGGATGTTCTTAAGAAAGCATTAAATAAAGAAAAAATTCAGTTGCAGATTGATGCTGTTTCTATTGAAGGAATGCAAAAGATATTTGATCAAGGTTTTTCAACAGCAATGGAGAGAGTCGACGTTGAAGAAAAAAGATTAACATTAAAATTTGATGCAGAGACAGAAGGTTTACAAGCAACAATTGACGCTGCACAAGATAAAATTGATGAGGCTCAGTATAAAATTGATGACAAAGAAGCAGCATTAAGAGCAATTGAAAAGCAAGAAGAAAAAATTAATGAAAAATATGACGACAGAATTAAGGCCTTGGACGAAGTTGAAAAGGCTAACGCTGCAATTTCGCAACAGCAAAAGGGTCAATTAAGTCTTGCAGAGGCATTAACTTCTGGAGACATTGCAGCAGCAGCAAAGGCTGCTCAAGAAATGAGAGCACAAGCAGCAGAAGATGCAGTGACAAAAGAAAAAGAAGCATTAGAAAAGGCTAGAGAAAATGAACTATCAAAAGTAACATCAGGTGGAAAAACTAGAAAAGTTTTAGAGCAAGAAATTAAAGTTTTAGAAGACTACATCTTTGACCTAGAAGAAAAAGATATTGAAAAGCCAGAAGAAGAAATTAGAAAAAAGAATGTAATTCTAAGAGATCAGATTAAGGAACTCGACAAGGTTAGAAGAAAATGGGAAGAATACCAACAGAGAATTGATGAAGCACGAGTTAATAATGCTAGGTCTCAGCAGGCAATAGATAATGCAGAAAAAATTATTCAGCCTCTTATTGATGCATACAAAAATGAAAAGGTAGATATTATATTACCAGCAGGAGGCTTTGAAGACCCAGTACCAGTAGATCCTACTCCTATCCCAGGACCAGGAAATGAACTAACATACTGCCCATCACTTGGGAGAAATGTTCCAACAGTTGGTTTTCCAGGGAACTGCCCAGGCGCAGAGTCTTCAGGAAAGCCAAACCCAGAATCCTTGGTCTACTGTCCTTCATTAGGAAGAAACGTTCCATCAAGTGGTTTCCCAGGAAACTGTCCAGGTGGAGATTCAGGTACAACACCTGCGAAAAAGGGTAATGCTGATCCAACCCCACCACCAGCAGCAAAACCAACTCTGGAAGAATTGCAAAAGAAAGATCCTTTCTACAACAATTCTATTTTACACAGACAAGAGTTAGACAGAATTGCTCAAGATGCTAAAAAGAATTTAATGCTATTTCAGCAAAACATGAATGTTAGAGAAATAACAAAGAATGCTGGAAGCACCCCTGGAATGCACGTAGACAGTTTGTATAAGCAACAAAACGCTGCAGCAATCCAAAATGCAATGAAGCCAACGCCAGGAATGCTTGCACAAGAAAAGGCTGTTAGAGACGCAGCAGCACAAGCAGCAGCACAAAAGAAAGCAGCAGCCGCTCCAAAGTCACTGTTCTCAATGCCTGCAGGAATTGGAAAAGGTTACTCCATGGGTGGGCTAATACCTAGTTACTTTGCTGTTGGTGGTTTTGCAAAGGGGACTGATACAGTTCCAGCAATGCTAACACCAGGAGAATTCATAATGAGCAAGTACGCTGTAGACACATACGGTGTGGATAATATGAGAAAGATTAACAACGGTGATTCTATTGGCGGGACAGTGTATAATAATACATATACTCTAACAGTTAATGCAAAGACAGATGCAAAGCCAAATGATATTGCACAGGCAGTAATGTCAACAATTAAAAGGGTTGACGATAGAAGAGTCAGAGGAGTGTCACTAAATGGCCGATGAAGAGATAGACCCTAGGGTAACCTACATACAGGGTCGTAAAAAGTACAACAGGCCTAGCGGAATGCTTTGGTCTGAAAACTCTGGCACTCTTAAGAATGGTTTGTATGTTCCTAATGGATATGAAATTGGAGTAGATCCAGAAAGTGTTGAAGACGAAACACTTCTAGAACAATTTTTGTTAATTACTGACGATAACAGACAGCCAATTGAATTTTCACAAGAAAGAATTGAAAAGCGAGAAAGAATGATTAATGGCCGTATGAGGTCTTACCACATTGCAGACAAACTTACACTAAGCACAAGTTGGAATATGATTCCATCTAGATCTCATGCAGACGTTCCAACCTTTGATCCTATAACTGGGCTTTCACCATACAAGTCTTATACAACGGATGGTGGGGCAGGTGGGGCAGATATGCTTGAGTGGTATGACTCTCACAAGGGATCATTTTGGGTATTCCTTGCATATGACAGAAAAGGAATTTTTAAAGGAACGCCAGATCCATACGACCATCTTGGGCAATACAACCAACTTGTTGAAATGTTTGTCAGTGATTTTTCATACTCTGTTGAAAAACGAGGAAGCAATTTTGATTACTGGAATGTCTCAATAAGTCTGGAAGAGGTATAATGTTTGAAGATAAAGACCTGCAAACATTTTTAGAGACTTCTTCGACGGTACGCAACAAGTCAATAATAACAGCAGAATGGAACATGAACATACCAACCAATATAAAGCATATTGGAAACTACAGATACAGACCAACACAAACCGACTCTCTCTATTCTTCACTGCCAACTAGTTTTGATATTAATGATGATGGAAATTTTTATACAGGCGCAACAGATGCAGATGTATTAGTTGACGGATTGTTTGACAATGACAATATACCAACAACATTTTTAACTAAAAAAGAAAAACTAAAAACTCTATATTCTCTAGAGGCATGCTTTGAGCAGTTTAGGCCAAGATCTGGAATCAACAAGGCCGTATTCTTTAAAAATGGATGGCTGCATCATCCAAATCTTGTTATGGCAGACAGACCAAGATACTATATGCCAGATAAAAATGATAAGTTTAAGTATTGGACATCTTATAGAGGAGAGGTGTTATATAGATATACATATAATAATAACACCTTTAGTTTTGGATCTTCTCAAATCTTTAGAGATAGAGATGGAAAACAAAAATTAGGAACTATAGAAAGTATTTCAGAATATGGAATTGCATCAAAAGTTAGAGGTTCTCAAAACTCTATTGAAGATGCCTGCCCATTTGTAGTGTACAAAGAAAGAGTTCCAACAAACAGAGTTGTTGTTAAGATGCAAACGCATACTGGAACAGAAAATCTTGGTCCATTTTCATCCCCAACTGGTTCTTTTTCTGATCCATTTTTTGGAGATTTAAATAAAAAAGTTCCAAGCAGGTGGAAGATTCAGTTTTTAAAAGATAACAATTGGGAAGATGTTTTGTCTTTTAATTCATCCACATTTAGATCAGACGGATCACCAATTATAAAAAGCGATGGGTATCTTGAAATTGCCTATGGATTAATTGTTCCTGATGAGTGGGTATCAAGTTTTGTATTTGCAGAAACATATGCAAGCGAGATACTGCTTCCTGAGCAGTCGGTGTTTGGTTATGCCTACTTAATAAAAGAAAATGAAAACTCTTTAGGAAAATTTCATATCTGGAACGGAGAAGACTATACTATAATAACTCCAAAATATGGATGGTATGTTCAGGACGAAACTGTTAACAGACTTACTAACTTTGTTACAGATGCAACATCTCCTAGCGTATTTACAAGAAACTTAGATGGAAAACAACAGTATAGAGAGTTTGAATATATTTCTGGAATTAGAATTGTTGTAGATGCAATGAACGTAAAGGACGCAACATTTGACCTCATAGAAATATCTCCAAGGCTAGTTATGAATGTTTCTGACAAAACATTGGACTACTCCATTAACAAGAGCGCATCTGATCTTGGTCTGAGTGGTTTACCAGTTGGACAGTTAATTGCTTCAGACGGAAATATTAATATTTTTGATCATGATCAAGCATTTAATGAAAACAATTTGTCTAGTATTATTGCAAAATATATAAATAGGCACGTTCAGTTTAAATTTTATGAGGTAATTGTTGATGTTGCAGGGTGGGACTATTACGTTCCAATCAAGACTCTATACTCAGACGCATTTCCAAAGCAAGATCTTATGGGAAAAACAGTTTCTATTTCTTTGCGAGACTTGTACTGGTACCTTGAATCTATTACAGCGCCAGAGATATTGATGACAGAAGTTTCTGTTAGTTCTGCAGTTTCTCTTTTGCTAGACCACATAGGTTTTTCCAACTATACTTTTAAAAGAGTTGAAAATGAAAAAGAAATAATAATTCCATATTTTTTTGTTGCTCCAAACAAAAGCGTTGCACAGGTGTTGCAAGACTTAGCAATCTCAACTCAGACTGCAATGTTTTTTGATGAATATAACAATTTTGTAATGATGAGCAAAGACTACTTGATGCCTACAAAAGACCAAAGACCAACAACCTTTGAGTTAAAAGGTACTAATGATTTATTTGAAGACAGAGAAATTAAAAATAAAACTATCGATAAGGCAAAGATTGCAAACGTTATATCTGTATCCACACAAGCAAACAACGTTTACAATGGTGGCGTAATAAATTATACAGTCAGACATATACAAAGATCTGTTGGCTCAATAAGACAGGCAAGCCTTTTAGATGATGAAAGGGTTTACACATACAAGCCTGCTCTTTTATGGGAAGTATCTGGAACAGAAAATACTAAGTCTATTAACAATGAGGTAAACACACAGTCTGCATATGTATTAAGTGCAATTCCTTTAAACTCTAATCTTTCTGCAGATGTACCGTCTGTTAAAAATAATATTGTTATAAACAATACCTTTAGTCTTGGTGAGGCAGCATACTGGATTACAAGATATAATGGTTATTTTTATTCTCAAGGAGAAATAATTAGATACGATGCAGTTCAATATAACGTTACTGGTTTTGGAAATGTATGGATAACTTCAACAGAAGACTATCAAAATTATTTTTCTAAATTACCATTTAATGGAAAGATATATCCTACTGGTCTTGTAAGAATATATTCTGAACCAAAATATTTCGAGCAGTCTGGAGTTGTTAAACTTCAAAATGGGCCAGTTGTAAAGCATGGTCGTGGACAATTCGGAACTACAGTTGTCGCTCACTCTGCTGGCATATCTGATTATTGGAAGTCTGATGACAACGTTAAGGGTTGTTATATGGCTGCAGAGTATATGTTTGAAAAGAAAACTCCGCTACCTATCACAACTCTTGGTTCTGCAGGAAAGACAACAGATACAAATATATCTTCTGATGCACTAGCAAGAACATCTTCTAGAACTGGACTAATTAAAAACTTTATGTCTACATCAATGGCTGGAGAAATAACAACCAACACACAGCCAAGGCCAGGATCTGTTCAGGCTTCTGCGCTTTCTTTAACTGGTCCAAATTTTACAACAAAAGAAAAGCCAAGAAACTTTATATCATATGTGCATAAGTCTCTATCAGATGCAAAGTATAAGCATTTTGGAACAAGAGTTAGGATCATAGGAAAGATAGAAAGTAGCAAGGACTCAGGTCAAACTGCAAACGGAGCATTTAACCTTTATGTAGTTAATGGGTCAACACCAGATAAAAATATTAATGTGACTGGTGGCTCTGCTGGTATAGCAGTAATGCTAAATACTTCTACCAATGTGGGATATTATTTTGAAATTTCTGCACTTGGACTTGATAATTTGTCAGAAGAAGATAGACAAAGTGTTAGCAATGTTTTCTTTTATAAGATAAAGTCAAACAATGGAAAGGCAATTCCTATTGTTCTGTATGATGGTCTTGCAAAAATTACAGTAGACGATGGAAGATTTACTGGTCAATCAAGAATGTTTGCTGAAGAAAATCCAACGGTATATGATTTAGCAGTTGAGTACGAAGACATAGGAAAGGTCCGCAGATTCTATCTATACATTAATGGTAAGATGATAAAGACAGTTGATGACATAGAGCCCCTACCAGTATACCCTGCTCTTGCATTATTTACAAGAGGCTCTTCAAGAGCAATGTTTGAAAATGTATATGCTCTATCAAATAACTACTCTCAAAATACATCATTCTCTTTAGATGCACCAGTAAATTCAGTATTTGGCGATGATGAAATAGATGCAAATGAGTCATTTAGAAAATATGCTATAAGTGGTTTAGTTCAAAGCACCTATCTGTCTGGTATTGGGTCTTCAGAGCCTCCAAAGTATAAAATATATTTTGAAGAGTTTGGAAGCATAATGAGAGAAGCAGCAGCATTTAATTTTAAATATGATAAGGCATACCCAGCACTCACTGCAAAAATTTCTCCAACCTTTAATAAAGTAAAGGGTTATGTAGTATCTGGATTTAGAGCAGGGTCTTATGGCGCAGAGTTTTTAATATTTAACGCAACAGACACCGCACTCAGCCTAGATGAGACAAGTGGAAACTATTTAAGAATCCAGGGAATTACTTTTACTCAGCAATCTAATAATAATCTAACAGTTGACGAGTATTTTAAAAATAATAGTACAGAGTCAAATCCACAGTTTGTTGCAGATAAATTAATATCAAATCCTTTTAAATTTAAGCAAGACTACCAAGATATTAAACTTAGCAGAATGACATACGGCAAAAAAGATTTTACCCTAGAAACTCCCTACATTCAGTCACAAGATGAAGCATCAAGCCTAATGAGGTGGATGATTGAAAAAACAGCAAAGCCAAGAAAGTCTGTCGGTGTTAAAATATTCTCAATACCAACAATACAACTTGGTGATATAGTTACTTTAGATTATAAAGAAAATGGAATAAGTATGGCATCAGATCCAGCAAGCAGGTTTGTTGTATACAATATTGACTTTTCAAGAAGTTCAGATGGACCAGAGATGACAGTATTTTTAAGTGAGGTAGTATAATGTCAAGCCCAATTAATGGCGGAACAGATGCAGTAGCAGCCCTACCAGAACCAATGGTAACAGTAGACAATTCTTCTGTAAAGATTGCAACACCAGATCTAATTATATTTGGTGATGAGGTTATGTCTATTGAGACAATGACTGACTTAGTGTTTGAGGATATAGGAGGTTATGAACTTGCTGTTATATCCAGACATGACCTGATCAATGGTCAAAAGGTAATTTACTCACCAATTAAAAACTTAACAGATCTATATTTGCAATACAATCCAAACAATGTTTTAAGACTGCAGTCATCTGACTCATACTTCAAGTCTTTGTCTTTATCTATTTTTGACCACCTACCAGTTTGTGGAACTGGGTACGACATATCTCCACCAGAAAACAACCCAGAAGAACAAGACAAGACAAAATGGACAAAAACTCCAAACTGCAAGTCAGTCTACATAGATCCGATAACTGGAGACTTGGTTATTAATCTAGTTAATGTTAAAGAAAATGAGCAGGCAGAGGTGCAGGTTCTTTCTAGCGGAGAGATTTTTAATGATACAATATATAATGGGAGTAATTAATGATAACTAATATAGGTAAGAATCTTTTAGCCAAGTATCTTGTTGGGCAGACACAATCATATGCCTCACACATTGCTGTAGGCTGTGGACCCAATCCTGTGGCTTCTGGTGGGCAGTTAGCAGACTACTCTTTAAAGCAGTCCTTAGATTTTGAGATGTTTCGTGTACCAATTATCTCTAGAGGCTTCGTTAATGAAAACGGTATTGACAAGGTAGTCCTAACAGCAGAACTACCAACAGAAGAAAGATATGAAATAACAGAGGTCGGAGTCTTTTCCGCTGCAAGAAACCCAGTTGCTGGATCATTTGACAGCAGGAATATTTATTCTTTTGCAGATACAGATAACTGGCTATATCAGGCTGCTGGTTCTCCAGCCGTAGAAATAGAGCCTGTGTATACTCCATTAGACGGAGATGCAGATAACGGAATTATAAATCAAACTTTAAATGTTTTTGCAACTAATGCAGATAATAGAATATTTACTCAGTCTGACAGAGTTGCAAGAAACGAAAGATGTAGATTTTTAAACAACATAATCGCAATGGTCGGAGATGACTCCACTCTTACACTTGATCAGTCAGGAAACATTCAGGTAGGTACTGGATCAAACTATATAAGACTAAACGAGACATCCGTAGATTTTACAAAGAATAGTCCTCTTGATGAATTGAGGTTTGCATTTTCTGTTGTTAACAAAGTCGCTAACTCGAACACAGTGCCAGACAATGTAAAAATATTGCTAGAGTTTTCTCACCCTGGAGTAGGGTCAAGTCTAGAATATGCCAGGCTAGAAATTGATATTGATGATCAGGGATACTCTGCTGGAACTGCATTAGAAACAATAAATTTTTCTCTAAACAGGTATGTTGTTTCAAAAAAGGCATTAAAGGATTTAAAAAAGACAGATGGGTTTGACTGGAGAGAAGTTGCTACAGCAAAGATATATTCTTGTGTTACCGAGGCTGGATCCCCATCAGATTTATTTTATGTATGTCTCGACGGCTTAAGACTAGAAAACATAACATCTACAAATTCTCTTTATGGTCTAACTGGATACTCTGTTATTAAAAGTGTGGGATCAAAGCCAATCGTAAAGTCAGCAAACACAACAAACTATATTGAGTTTAGATTCTCTTTGGATGTTGGATAATGGCAGACAAAGGCATAAAGAATGTTGTTATTAAAAAAGAATTGCTTGGAAAGGTAACATCTTCAAATGCTAGAGTTGTTAGGTTTAGAATTGTTTCAGAAGATAGAAATAGAAAGTCTGCATACTCACAAATATTTATTACTGGGTCAGATGCAATAATTATTGCTCCAGGAGATATCAACATTATTGGAAATAGCGTATTCGTAAATTGGGGTGGTAATGCAGAAATTAGACCAGCAGTAATGTATGACGTATTTGCAGGTTTTGATGGAGAAGATCCAAAGTTTATTGCTTCAACTGGAGGATCAAGTTATTCTTTTTTAAAAAATGGAACACAGTCGGTCAAGGTGATCGTTCAGTATTCGTCTATAGGTCCAAAACTTAACAATGATCTAGAGGTTTATGATTCTGGAATCGTGAGTCTGGTATAATTATATTATGGCAATCTTACCTTTACCAGAGCGTGGTCAACCACTAGACGTAACATATATTTATCAAATTGTTCAGTCAGTTAACGAATTGTATACTCAGGTTGCTCCCTCTAAGATAGGATACCTTGTCGTTGATACAGAGAGAAACGGTCCACAAACCGCAAAAACTTCTGGAGCAAATGTAATTGGTGGGTACGAACTAGTTTCCCCCTCTTCGTTGCAAGCAGCAGGAAGTTCTCTGCCTTGGTCACATGATTTTGAAAAAGAGTTTAAATACCCTCCAATTGTTACGGCAACTGCATTCAACAAGGGTGTTAATGATTCTGGAAAGGACGTTACGGTAACGATCAACAGCATAACAACATCAAAGGTAGAAGGAACCGTGAAGTTTAATCTTGGAGGAGAGACAACGATGGGAATTAATATAATAGCAGTTGGAATACCAAACTCGTGATTAAATGTAAAAAATGTAATGGAAGAATGTTTATAGATAGACAGTATACAGAGATAAATAATCTAGAACTATACTGCATTCTTTGTGGATCAAGAAAATTTTTTCATCCACCTAGCAATTCTCAGGAGGGCCAATGGCTATTAAAAAAGGAACAATTGAGAGCGAAAAGTACAATGAGTCACCTGTAATACAGGGCAACAAAAAGGTTTGGTTTCTTAACGGAGACCTAGTTAGAATTCATCACTACAATCATTCCAACGGAATAATGTCTGTTTATAATATAAATAAAGATCAGATTGAAAGTTGTTTAATTAGTGAGTTTAAAAATAAAAGAGAACGAGCATACACTGTAGGCCAAACTGCTGATTTAGTTAATCGTCATAAAAAATATATGCCATCACTAATGAAACGAGGAGTCATTCCTTTTCCAACAGGATCTCAAAAAGGTGGTGCAAGAGGGTTTCAGGTTAGATCATATTATTCAGAATCACAGGTAAAAGAGATTCGTGATATACTTGCTTCATACCATATTGGTAGACCAAGGAAAGACAAATTAATAACTAACGATATTACGCCCAGCAAGCAAGAGTTGACACGAAGAATGGGCGATGGTATACTTACTTATAGAAGAACTGAAGATGGACGATTCGTTCCAATTTGGAATGAGTCTATTTAACGAAGGGTATAAAATGCAAAACGATTCAAGTTATGTGGTAACAAATGAACCAACCAAGGTATCTGTAACACTAGGATACACTCTTAATCTAGGAAACTTTCAATCACTAAGGCTTGATCTTGGTGTAGTTGATAGTTCACGTAATGGAGAGACAGTTGATCAATCTTTTGAGCGTGTATACAAGTTTGTTGAAGACAAACTAACAGCAAAGATTTTGGAAGCCCAATCGGAGGCTGCTGAAGGATAATGGCTGAACGCAAAGACCGTATGGCTTTGCTTTCAAGATACAGCAAGTATCATACCGCAAG